TCGTGATTTTGTAGTTAGGTATGCTAAAGTCGAGGTACTATGAAAAATGGAGACATATCAAACGTCTCCTCTCCGCAAGTCATTTGTGTAACAGATGTAATAATTCCTTTAGTAGAAGAAGTTACTAAAAAATTATTAGTTACAAAAGTTGGCTTAAAGTTAGGGGAAGTAAATCTTCAGAGTGCTAACAAACTCTGGTTGTTATCAAACAATTATGGTATTTCTTTAGAGTTAGCGGGTTATGCTGATCAAGGATGGACCCAAGAGTTACTTGAAAAAGCCTTTGAAAAGTTAGAAAGAGAAGTAGTCAATCCATTTAACTATTGGAATCTCTACGAGGACCCAGGTGAGTTAGTTAGAAAACTTCCTTACCGTGCTAATCTTCGTGGCGTAGTAGATGTTCAATGGAGGGTAGCAAGATACGGATCAGCAGGAATAGAACTAGATAACTTGTAAGAGGGGGCACTAAATGGCATCTGACAACGAACATCGTTTAGTCAGTAAGGTCATCCGTGATCGAGACATAGTTCCAGCACTACAGCGTGGTGTTAATGAGTCTTGGTTTTTAGATGACGACAACCGTAAAGCATGGTCATTTGTTCGTAAACACTATGGTGAGTACAGCGAAGTTCCTACTGCCGTAACAGTAAAAGATCACTATCCAAATTACAAAGTTTTGGATGTTCAAGACAATCTTGAGTACCTGTTGGATACCATGGTTGACTTTCGTCGCAGATTACTTACTCGACAAGGACTTGAAACTGCAGTCGAACAATTACAGGACAATAACCACGATGCTGCTCTCCTTGCGATGGAAGCAACTATTACCAAAGTTAATGAACAAGGCATTCTTGGCACACATGAAATAGATTTAACTAAAAATACAGAACAACGTTATAAAGAATATCAAGCCCTACAGAACGAAGAGTTCTTAGGTATCCCTACTGGTTTTTCAAAGATAGATGAAGCAACGGCAGGTTTACAAGGCGGTCAATTAATAACAATAATTGCTCCACCAAAAACTGGTAAGTCACAGATTGCATTAAAGATGGCTGTCAATGTTCACATGCAGGGATTTATTCCGATGTTTCAATCTTTTGAAATGAACAACCACGAACAACAACAAAGACACGATGCAATGAGGGCAAATATTTCTCATGGCAGATTACGTCGTGGAAAACTATTACCAGCAGAAGAAGATAGATACATAGATATTTTAAATAAAATGGAAACCGAACCATCTTTTCATTTAATTGACGCTGTAAATGGAATTACGGTTTCAGCCTTAGCAGCAAAGATTGAGCAAACAAAACCAGACATAGTATTTGTAGACGGTGTGTACTTAATGTTGGATGAAGTAAGCGGAGAGATGAATACCCCACAAGCAATAACAAACGTTACTCGCTCATTAAAACGTTTGGCTCAAAGAGTAAATAAACCAATTATCATCACAACACAAACTTTGTTATGGAAAATGCGTGCTGGAAAAGTTACGGCCGACTCAATTGGTTACTCATCTTCTTTCTTTCAAGACTCTGATGTTATTCTAGGATTAGAACCAGTTGAAGAAGATGAAGATATTAGACTATTAAAAATTGTTGCTAGCCGTAACTGTGGTCCCAGTGAAACTGCTTTAACTTGGCGTTGGGAAACAGGTTGCTTTCATGATGAAGAACAAATGATGAAATGCAAATTTTGTTCTGATTGGGGCCGTGTGTGATTGATGTAGAAAAAATTCTTTTATTTTTAGAAGTACCTCTTCACGCACAAAGAGGTTCTGAAGTAAATGGTTTATGTCCAATGCATAAACAAAGAACAGGTAAAGATGATCACAGGCCTTCTTGGTGGATAAACACGGAGACAGGCGCCCATATTTGTTTTTCCTGTGGTTATAAAGGAAACATTTATACTTTAATTTCAGATGTAAAAGGTATTGATTACCATGATGCACGAGATTACATCGACGACACAGCAGAAGTTCCTATTGATTCTTTAATGAAAAGAATTAAAGAGTTACCACAGTATGTTGTTGCTGAAGAAACCATACCAATGTCTGAGGCTAGATTAGCGGTCTACGGAGAACCGCCCGACATAGAACTAAAGAAAAGATTTTTAACACGAGAAGCCGTAAATAAATATGAAGTTTTATGGGACGAAACAAATGAAGCCTGGATATTACCCATTCGTGATCCTGAAACTTTTTCACTATTAGGTTGGCAAGAAAAAGGTGCTAGAGGAAGATTTTTTAAAAATCAACCTGCTGGAGTTAAAAAATCTAAAACTGTTTTTGGAGTTCAACATTTAAACGAGGAACAATTAATAGTGGTTGAATCCCCTTTAGATGTGGTGAGATTAGAGTCTGTTGGAATTTGTGGATCCGTATCAATTTATGGCGCAATGATGAGTGAAGAGCAAGCAAAAATAATTCGTAGAGCAAAAAGAGTAATAGCAGCATTTGATAATGATCCTGCTGGAAAAAAAGCATGTGAACAAATACGAGACTATGCTCGTAAATATGGTTTTGATTTATTGTTTTTTAATTACAACGGTATTGATGTAAAAGATGTAGGAGACATGACTCCGTCAGAAATATCGCTTGGATTAGAAACCGCAAAACACATGTTGCATGGAAAAGCCGCTTACCTATAATGGACTTAAGAGATAAAAACCAACCTTTACATGTATGTGTTTGTGGTTCTACTTTGTGGAATGTAAAAGCAATGTTTGAAGATGGAGAAATATCTTTATATATGTTAGATATGGAGTGCGCCTTGTGCGGCAGTTTAGCAACTGCTCCAACGCCAATAGACAATGTTTAAGGGAACTTTAAAACCGTATCAACCTGAAGCAGTAGATAAAATGGTTAACCGTAAACGAATGCTTGTTGCATATGAGATGGGTCTTGGAAAAACCTGTATGACTATTGCAGCACTTGAGAAATTAAAAGAAAAAGGAGAGTTAACTAAACCTATTTTAATAGTTGCTTTATCTAGTTTAAAATATCAATGGGAAAAAGAAATAAATAAATTTTCTGATGCAAGAACTGTAGTTATAGATGGTTCTAGAAGCACTCGGTGGATTCGTTGGGATAGAGAACTTAGTGGTGTAAGATCTTCAGATTACATTATCTGTAATTATGAAACAATTGTTAATGATTGGGATTGCATAAAAGATGAAGACTGGGGAGCAATAGTATGTGATGAGGCCACAGCAATAAAGGGTTTTAGGTCTAAACGTTCAAAGGCTGTAAAAAAATTATCTGCAAATGTACCTATTAGATTTGCTCTTACGGGCACTCCAATAGAGAATGGTAAACCAGAAGAAGTGTATAGCATTATGCAATTTGTAGATCCAAAATTACTTGGAAGATTTGATTTGTTTGATCAAACTTTTATTGTAAGGAATCACTTTGGCGGTGTTCAACGATATAGAAACTTAAATATATTTCACGCAAAAATGAAAGAAGCGTCGGTCCGAAAAGTACAGACAGATCCAGACGTCGCTCCCTATCTTCCTGACACAATTCATCTAGATCCAATTCAAATTTCTTTTGACACAAAAACCTCTGAGTTGTACAACTTAATTGCTAATGAATTGAGTCAAGAATTATATGAAGCACAACAATTACTTGGAGCAAACTTTTCTTTACTAGCACACTACGGACACGACAGTAAGCCAGGTGGTCCAGCAGACATGATGCGGGGCTCTATTATGTCCAAGATTACTTCTTTAAGAATGTTGTGTGATCATCCCAATTTACTAATTGATAGTTCTGAAAAATTTTTAAAACAAGAAGGCGAAGGCAGTGCCTATGCATACAGTTTAAAAGAACGTTCTTTGTTAGAAAACATAACTAAACAACCAAAATTAGATGTATTAAAAAGTTATGTGGCTGATCATTTAGAGACTGATCCAGAAGCAAAAGTAGTTATCTTTACATCTTGGGTTGGCATGCTTTCTAGAATTCAAGAAGTTACTGGTGGCACTATATATACAGGAAATATGAATGCAAAAGAAAAAGAAGCAAGTAAAGAAAAGTTTCTTACAGACCCAGATTGTCGTGTCTTTATTTCATCAGATGCAGGTGGTTACGGTGTAGATTTACCTATTGCAAATTTGTTAATAAACTATGACCTGCCTTGGTCTGCGGGTTTAGCCGTCCAGAGAAATGGACGAATTAAACGAGCATCTAGTAGATGGCCAAGCATAATTATTCAAGATATTATTGTAAAAGACTCTATTGAAGAACGACAATTTGAAATGCTTCAACAAAAAAACGCAGTAGCAGACGCAGTAATGGATGGAATGGGAATTAATTCTAAAGGCGGAATTGACCTAACCGTGGGAAGTCTGATAAGTTTCCTACAACAACAGAGACCTTGAGGGGGTTAACATGGCAAGAATAAAAGAAGAAGAACCTAGAGTGGCTTCAATAGATGACCTTGAATCACAGGCTAAGCAATATATATTTTTTAAAAAACAAGTTGAGTATTTTGAGTCAGAATTAAAACTATTAAAAGAAAAAATATTTGAAGTTGTAGATACCAAAGGTGAAGTCGATGGCAATGGAAATATATTTGTAGAACTCCCAAATGAAATTGAAGGCGTAAGAATGTTACAAAAACAACGTCGTGTGTCTAGAAAAATTGAAGAGGGAATTGCAGAACAAATTATTGCCGACAAGGGAATGGAAGAGCAACTATATAAAACAGTTCGAATTGTAGATGAAGATGCTTTAATGGCGGCTCTTTATGAAGGTCAATTAACTGAAGAAGAGATTGATCAAATGTATCCTCAAAAAATTGTTTGGGCATTAGTTTTAAACAAGAAGTAACTATGACTGGATTACGTGGAGACGACGAGATTCTAGAGGCGTTTGCTGATTTAGAATACATACCAGGTTCTAAAAGAAAACGTCGTGAAGAAGATCCAAAAGTTTCTCGCCGTAAAAACGGGGAGAGTAATGGTTGGGATGCAAACCCAATCATTAAAACACTAGGTGGAAAAGAAACAGAGGTTTTTACTATTAGTGCATTGGCACTAGCGTTAGAAAAAACAATTGTTACTGTCCGCTTATGGGAAAGAAAAGGCTACATACCTAGAGCACCTTATAGACTTCGATCTAAAACTCTAAAAGGAGAAAAAATTGGAGGAAATAGGGTGTACACACGACCATTGATTGAGTCCGCCATTGAAGAGTTTTCAAGACGTGGCTTACTAGGGTCTGCTCGTGTAGAGTGGTCTAACCAAGATGACCTAACAGAGGCTTTAGTAAGTCGATGGAAGGAAATCACAAACCTAGAGAGCCAGTAGTGATTAAGTTTGTACAGCGATACAACATCCTCCGTGCCTCATTACCGAAAGAAGAAACAAATGCCAATAACCAAACCAACAAATGATGTTGCAGAAAATCCTGCAAATTATTTAGATGAAGATAGTGAAACTGCAGAACCAAAGATTGGTACTACAGTTCAACAAGGTTGGGAAGCAGCAGAGGCTCTTTTAACTGAGAACTCTTCAGAGTTTCCAACAGAGTTTCGTTTTTCTGAACAACCACAATTAATCAAATTCTTAGAAGACGGACCCTTCCGTGTCTATGAACAGCATTGGATTGAACGTCCAACTGGCAAAAAATCTTTTGTTGCTTTAGCAGAAAATGATCCATTTACTGACATTCTTGGAAGTAAACCACGTTCACGTTTTGCATTTAATGTGCTTGTGTTAACTGGCGAAGCACAGGGTGTGCAGATCCTTACAGCACCTCCAACACTTGCAAGACTAATTAAAAAGTCTCATGAAGATGAACGCAAAGGACCTCTGTCAAAAGAGTTCTGGGAAATTTCTCGGATGGGTACAGGGCCTACAACAAACTACACTATGGAGTTTGTTCGTGGTCGTGACCTAGCGGAGGAATGGAAGTTGAACCTCGATGAGGTTCAAGAACTAGTAGCACGGGCTGTTCCGTATACAGCCGAAGTAATTCGAGAGACCCCTCGCTCCGAAATGCTTAAGATTGCTCGTTCCTTGGTCTAACCAAGATTCCAATGTGGCGGAGCCTGTTTATTTCCGTTTTCAGGCTCCACCACCTAACTTATTAGTGAGGGAAAATAATGAACACTATTACAACTAAAGAACAACTTAAAAATCTGGTTGAGTATTACTCATCAGTAAATGCATTTGCATTTGATGTAGAAACAGTTGGAGAAAACAGAATTCAACCTGTGGTAAATGACGTGTTGTGGATT